TGAAGGTTTAACCCTTCGCCGGTACGGGTCTACCTGAAGCAACTGAGCTATTTGCATCGTTATGCCGTGTAGTGTCACTTCGGGCTTCGTCTTAGGACTTAGCCTCTGCTGTGCACATAATTCCGCATGCGACAAATTCCTTTTGTGGATTGAGAACCGATAACGTACCTCTCAAAGTATTTAAGAAAGATCACCTTCAATAGGCAATTCCTAAGTTCCTCACCTATCCCATGTCTAACCCCCCCTTTCCTTCTAGACCATGGGCAACGGTTGATTCTGGTGTTGCCCCCCCCAAAAACTTATGACGAATTGTTCATCAATTCAATCCCCTACGATGTCTGTACGCTGTATAAGCGCAGCAGCTTCTAGGGATAAGACAAAAGTTTCCCAACAGGCTTATACGAAAGATGGCGTCCTATATCTTCCTATCAAGGAGTTTAGGTCCGCCATCAGATTAATGAAGTCATACGACCGATATGCACTTCGACAGGAACAGCAGTCTCGTTACTCGAACCCATCCGCTTGGCGGAGGGAACAGAGATTGAGACGATCCAAAATCAATGAGATTAGGATCGCTGTCTCCGATTATGCCAAGATGCACACAGCCAACCCAACGAATAATTCGTGGTACAATATGTACCTGGCAGGCATCTACAAGCCTGTTCACATGTCTTTGGAACAGGTTTCCAAAGCTAAGAACTATGTTATACGCGATATAGCGACTAGATCGCACGTGTATAACATCAATAAAAAGGAGCATAGACCTTGGACGCTTAGAGACCCTTGGATGGACCAACATATCCACAACCGGGTTTCTAGATCTGGGTTACCCAAATATGACTCCTCTATGAAGTACGCCAAAGACCACAGATATCAGGAATATCTCAATCTTGTCGTACATAAGCCAACACCGAAGGTTAATTACCGTAATCTTGACCTTGCTACTAAAATTGCAAGGGATGAAATTTCACGGTACACCTTCAAATTCATGCCATACAATCAGGTTATTAAGTCTTCGGACTTCCTGAAAATAAAGAATCACTCGACGGGTTTCACCGCCCCGGGTTTTTCTGATAAGCTCAAAGCTGCGAAGGATCCTGGTTTCCGGGACTTCTACACGCAATTTAAGAGCAACATGCATTCGCCTGGTACTTTCCAACTCTTTTTCAAGAACGAAAGTATCAAGCAAACAAAACTGCAAGACAGAGGTCCACGGATAATTGTGGCCTCGTCCCTCGAGCACGAAATGCTTAGTAGGGAAGTATTGCAGTTCTATCTCTCAGACGTTATGCGTCAGAGTAAGGATGCACAAATTAAGATTGGC